AGCTTGCCGGCGACCTCCTTGATGACCACCACTTCCTCGTCCTCGAACTCGCCGTCGCTGCCAGCGATGGTGATCATGTTCACCAGCACTTCCTCGGCATGCTCGCGGTCGCTGGCGATGTCGCCGATCTCGCGGAGGATCTGGAGGCGGCCAACCTGGAAGCCTGCTTCCAACTGGTCACGGAATCGCTGGATGGTCTGGGTGATCTCGCCACCGAAGCCCTGGAGGCGTTGGTTGGAGCGCAGCAACTGATCGAGCTTGTCGGTTTCTTCCTGCTCGATCTCGCCATCTGCGGCAGCGATCAGCAGGCAGCCACCTACGATGGCCTCCATGAGGTCGCGGTTCTCGACGTTCTTGAGGTTCTGCTGGGCTTGCTTCATGCGCTTATTGAACAGCTTGCCGAACATGGTTCGTTTCCTTCTTGGCTGAGGGTGGTGATGCGGATGCATCGGGATGAGGCCGTTTCACGCTACTCCGGCCGCCCACATGGTTGGCTTCACGCCAGCCTCATCCCGATGGCCCCGATACGCTCAGGGCCAGCGTCTCCCGGTACTTCGACAGCCCCGGGTGGCGTACTCCCAGCGACCTCTCGGAGATGCAATCCCCTACGGGCGGCTGGGCATACCTGGTTGTTAAAGAGCGCCGGCAGGGCCGGGTCGGTGGGGCGCTTCCCCTGTCGACGCTTTATAATCTACAAGTAAATCTTGTTTTTGACAAGAAGGAAAACAATCAAGCACAAGAAAAAATTGTAGTGATCTGATTTTGGACAAGAAAAAACCCGCCTCAATGGGCGGGTCTATGGGCTGGGAGAGGGGGGAGGAGGGTTATTGCGCTGATTCTGGCTTTAGGTCGTCGATGTTCATGGCAACACAGAGAGGGTCGAGCGTGCCGTAGGATTCTCCACGGTCCACCTTTGCTTCCCAGTCCTCACAAGTCGGCCAGACTTGGCTTTTGTCGAGTAGGTAATCCATGCGAGCCCAAAACAGCTCATAGATCGCAGGAGTGTTGACCATGTTCTGCATAGAGGGTGATGTCATCACCGAAGCGCCACCGCCTCCAGTCGGCATCCCTGTCATGTTGGCTGCCTGCAGGGAGACGTAGGCGTTGGCTGTTAGGTCTGTGTCGGTCGGCTCGGTCTTGATCTGCCATGTGTGTGTGCCCCTGGCAGCGGCCAGAACCATGTAGAGCGACCAGTCATGTTCGACGATCATGGCGTGCTCGCCCGGGTAGGCAAACTCCGTGTCGTCCTCGTCGGAGAGCTTGAAAAGCGTCTCTGCGGCTTTGTAGAACTCGCGCTCGCTGACGCCGTCGTACGTGCGTTGAGTGGTCGTGATGAAGTCGTCCCGGCTCATTGTCTGCTGATTGGCACAGCCAGCCAGCATGAAGAGCGACAGGCTCGCCACAGCGGTCTTCCACATTGTTTGTCCTTCGGTTCCCTTGCCACTTTGTGGGTCTACGCGAATGTCTCCCACCAGAAAACGCGTCCGATAATCCTCGGCGCGTCGGGATCGTTAAGGCTGTAGACCTCTTCTGGATATTCTTCGCTGTTTTCGCTGACGATGCGCACCCGGTTCAAGGGCAGGCGATACAGGTACTTCACTCGCAGCATCCCGTCATGGTCCAAGGCGTAGATGTCGCCGTCATTGATGTGGCGACATCCCTTGTCGATGGCGATTGGTGACCCGTCCATTATGCGGGTCTCCATGGATGTTCCCTTGATAGTCGCGCAAGCGGCGTTTTCCGGCTGCACGCCTGCCCTGGAAAGCCTGGCCAAGCTGAACCGCATGGCGTGCCCATGGTTTTCGATGACCTGCGTTCGCCCATCCCCGGCCGCCATCTCCACCTCTCTAAAGTATGGGATCTCGATTTCGTCAGGGGATAGCGGGCCGTCATCTTCAATGAGCTCGGTATCGTGCATTTCGATCTCATCATGCCCGCCTTCGATCATTGGGCCATGGCCGAAGATCAGCCACTGCGCACGCACCTGAAGGGTATTTGCCAGAGTGTCGATTCGCTTGTGGCGAGGCATGGTGCGGCCAGACTCCCACTGCTGGACAGTCTGGGCAGACACCCCGAGCAGGTCGCCTAACTCGGTCTGGTTCAAGCCTCGACGCTCGCGCGCTTTCTTGAGTCGATCAGAGAATTCCATCTGCCTGCCTATGTGGGCTTTCGCGGGGCCTGTGAGCCTTTGCGGAAGCCTACAAGCAATGCTTGTGCTTGGTAAAACAAGATCGGCTTGTAATGCAGGCATCATGGGATTATCCTTTCTACAAGTTTTTCTTGGAGGAAGGCCATGTGTCCTCGTAAAGCACTGGAGAAGGCTATCAAAAAGGCTGGTAGCCAAACCGCCTTGGCTCGGTCCTGCGGGGTTTCCCAACAAGCCGTCCAGCAGTGGGTAGCCACTGGAAAGGTTCCTGCCACCCGAGTCATGAGCGTCGTGTCTGCTTGCTCAGGCGCTGTCAGTGCTCTCGACCTTCGTCCCGATGTATTCGGCGAGCGTTCCGCCGCCTAACCACACCCACATCGTAATGGCTTCGCCCGCGGGGTGAGAGACAAGTAACGAACGGAGTTTAGACCGTGGATAGATATACAGAAGGGCTCAGGGAGGCGGCGTTCGAGTATGGCATCAAGCGCTTGGCGTTCGACCTCGATATGTCCGAATCCCGGCTCTACAAGAAGCTGGACCCGGACTCTGGCGTGAACCTGACGCTGGCGGATTTCTTCCGCATCAACCGGATTCTCGGTGATACGCGTTGCATCCAGGCCGCATTGGACGACCTTGGCATCGTGGCCACGCCACGGATCGATGCCGAGGACGAGATCGAGGCGGAGATTCAGGAGCTTCTGCTCGATCAGCATGAGCAGGCAACCCGATTCATGCGGGCGGTTCGAGAGGCGAGGGCGGATGGCCGCATCGACGCTGCTGAATTGGAGCTGATCCGCAACGAGCGCCGCGCCCTGGCCGAGAACGGCAACACGATCATGACGCGCATCGAGAAGATGCACGAGAAAGGACTTCGCTTGGCGAAGGCCTGAACGAGGTAGACCCGCATGAGTATTCGTCGCGCACCACGCCCCCAGAGCAATTTCTACATGCTCGACAAGCAGATCAGTGAGGACCGCCGCCTCACCTGGGCGGCGAGGGGGCTGCTGGTTTTCCTCCTGGGTAAGCCGGACCACTGGGAAATCAGCGTCAAGAACCTGATCAACGAAACAGCCGGCAGCGTCAAACAGAGCGGTCGGGATGCCGTATATGGCCTGCTGCGTGAACTCGAGAAAGCGGGGTACCTGCAGCGCAGCCAGGGCCGAGGGCAGGGAGGGTCGTTCGGCAGTGCCGATTACATCGTCCACGAAACGCCGCATACGGATTATCCGGAAACGGTCGAGCCGCAACCGGATTCACCGGATACGGAAAAGCCGTGTACGGGACAGCCGTATACGGCAAATCCGACACAAGTAAGTATTGAGGGGTTAGTAAGTAATGAGACCCCAGCAAGGACTGACCATGAGCAATCCGCGCCGGGGGATGAACCCACCGGCGACCTGGTCGAGAGTGATCCCCGTGCTTCGATCGATGCAGACAACGAGCCCAGGGTTGCCATCCCGCCTGACATGCCCGGGCCGAAAGACCCGAAAGCCAAGACCTTCAAGCCGTGGGCCAACTACGCCGTAGCCTACCGCCAGCGCTATGGGGTCTATCCAATCTGGAACGCCCGGACCGCTGGCCAGATGGGGCAGTTGGTAGATCGCGTTGGTGTTCACAACGCGCCGGGCGTCGCCGCGTACTACCTGCGCATGAATAACCAGTTCTACGTGGCCAAGGGCCACACCGTCGGCCTGATGCTGCAAGACTGCGAAACCATCGCGATGCAGATGCAGACCGGCCAACAAATGACTGCCACCCGTGCCCGGCAGATGGACGGCACGCAAGCCAACGCGAGCGCCGCTGATGAAGCGAAGCGGCTGCTCGGCGACGCCTGGGAGGGATAGCCATGCCGTTGACCAAGCAAGATGCCGAAGCGCTCCTCGAGCAGCTCTACGCCACCGCCGAGGTACTGGGCAATGAGATCAAGCCGGCCGCCGCATCGCTGATGATCCGCGACCTGCGTGATTACGACCGCTCCGAGGTAGAGCAGGCCCTGGCCCGTTGCCGATCCGAGATCAGCGGCCGGCTGACCCTGGCTGCGATCCTTGAGCGCATGCCATCCGCCAACGCCTTCCTGTCGCCGAACGAGGCGTGGGCCTTGGCACTGGCGTCAATGGATGAGGCCGAGACCGTGGTTTGGACCGAGGAAATCGCCCAGGCCTTGGGGGTGGCGTCGCCGATCCTGGTAGAGGGCGACAAGGTCGGTGCCCGAATGGCGTTTCTCTCGGCCTATGAGCGCGCCGTTGATCAGGCCAAGGCCGCCGGGCGCCGACCCGAGTGGAAGCCCTCGCTGGGCCATGATCCCCAACGCCGGGAAATGGTCCTGCAGGAAGCCGTCGAGGATGGGAAGTTGCCGGCGCCCCGGGCCGAGGCATTGCTGCCACCACCAGACAAGCCAACCACCGAGGCAGGCCGTGCCCAGGTTCGCCAGATCACTGACCACCTGCGGGACATTATCGCCGGACGTGACCAGGCTGCAGCGCATCGCCGGGAAGAGCGCCGGCAGCAGCAGGAGGAACGCCGCCAGGAATTGATTGCTCAGGCTGAGCAGCGGATGGCGGAGCGAGATAACGCAATCCAGGGGAGGGCATAACATGGGAACCGTGACAGCAATGGCACCACGCCAGGGCCGAGGCCGGCGCCTGGACAACCCGAACTCTCAGCTCGGCCGGACCTACCTGGTGCTCCGCGACGCCACGTACTGGATGCAGCTCCACGAGATCGGCGAGGCCATCCATCACCGGTTTGGCCAGCAGGACAGCCATGCCGCCATCTCGGCCCGAATCCGTGAGCTGCGCGGCTACGGCGTGACGATCGCCAGCCAGGAAAGCCCGGGGCCGGGCGGCACGCGGCCGCATGAGTACCGGATGCTGGGTGACTGGGATGGTGATGGCGGAGGTGCTGCATGAACCACCTCGCCGCCACCAAGTGCAACTACCGCTCCAGCATCACCGACGACATCGACCATGCCCTGCGCATGGCCGAGGACCGGGCCGAGATCAGCGGTCGGCGATACGGGGTGTTCTCGTGTGGCGCTGGCAAGGTGCGCGTTCGTCGCGTCACCGGGCGTCCACAGAGCGCGCTGGAGATCGTCACGCCGTCGTGGAGCTACGACGCCGAGTATCGGGCCCAGCGGGCCGGGGAGGCTGCATGAGCAAGGAGATCGCATACCTTATTGACGGCCTGGGCGACGTCCACACCAAGATGCGCACCGTCTGGGAGATGGTGAACAAGGCGCTCAGAGAGGGTGCTGTCGAGGTAGTGCTGCGGCGGCCGAGCAAGAACCGCATCCAGGAAGAGAAGTATCACGCCATGATCGGCGACATCCATCGCCAGTGCTTTCGGGCGTTCTCCGCTGAGGGCGTCAAAGCCGTGCTCGTGAACCAGTTTGCCCGCGAGATGGAAGACGCCGGCACACCGCTGGCCCATCCCGGCGAGAAGGTGTGGGACTGGCAGAGCCAGGAGCCGGTCTACGTCCGGCCCAGCACAAAGAAGTTCCGCAAGGCCGAGGCCAGCCAGTTCGTGGAGTTCCTGTATTCGGTGGGTGCCGAGTATGGCGTGAAGTGGAGCGAGAAGGCCTTGGAGGCCTACGAGGAATACCGGGAGGCAAAAGCCGCATGAAGCGCACAGCACTCGAACGCCGCACCCCGCTCCGCGCCAAGGCGCCGATGAACCGCAAGCGGGAGAAACGGCAGCCCGTGCAGAAAGCTCGCAGAAAGAATGCAGAAAGCCGGTTTCGAAGCGAGCGGTATCTGACGTTCGTGCGCTCGCTGTCCTGCTGCGTCTGCGGAGCCCCGGCCAACGCCGCCCACCATCTGATCGGCATGTATCAGGCCAGCGGGATGGGGCTCAAGGCGGACGATAGCCTGGCCATGCCGGTCTGCGATGGCCCTGGGGACACCTGTCACAGACGCATCCATAACGAGGCTCACCTGCGCTGGCAGCAGCCGATCTTTTTGATCGACACCATCAATGCCGGCCTCGACGCATTCCCCGAGGGGCCGATTCATGACGCGCTGATTGAGGCGAGGGACTTCGTGTTGAGCAAGGAGGGCAAGGACTGATGGCCAAGGCAAGCCGAGAGAAGGGCCGCAAGGCTGAAGGAGAAGTGGCTCGCCTGCTGGGCGAGCACTTGGGACTGACGCTCAAGCGGCGGCTTGGCCAGTACCAGGCTGGTGGTCACGATCTCGACGGCTGGAACGGCGTCTGCGTCGAGGTGAAGCGGCACAAGAAGGCCAGCCAGGGCGACGTCGCCACCTGGTGGCAGCAGACCCTTGAACAGTGCACCGACGGCGAGGCTCCAGTCCTTGCCTACAGGGCCGACCTACAGCAGTGGCGGTTCGTCATTCGCCCGATCGACTGGGGCGGCGCCGTAGCTGAGCCTGCTGAAGTAGACATCGACGGTCTATGTTCATGGGTCTTGCACGGCCAGCAACTTAAGCTGGAGGTCTCGACGTGATGGAGTGGAGTAAGCGATGCGTGGAGAGCATCCAGAGCGGCGAGACGATCACCACACTGGGCAGGGGGATTGATGCGGATCTTCGTTGAGTTTTTGAGTCCGTTCACCGATGACATCTATGCCGACGTCCACTGGGCCAAGCGGGAGAAGGATGATGCCGTGACGGCGACGCTGGCTGCAGTGCGCAAAGCAGGCCTGGCCCCGGTCTCGGGGAAGGTGGACTTGGTCTTACGCTCGCGGCTTGGCAAGGGCGTCAGCCCTCGGGACACCAGCAATAATAGATTGAACGCCAAGCTGCTTGAGTATGCTTTGGTCAAGTCCGGGATCCTTGCTGAGGGCACCGAAAGCTGTTTTCGCCGAGTGATTCACGAGCCGCCGGAGATCGACAGGCAGGCGGTAACAGGGACGTGGGTCGAGATTATCGAGTTGGCCTGATGGAGTGGCGGAAGCTGAGCGACGGCAACGAGACGGTGGGCTGGTATCGGGATGCCAGCAAGGCGAAGAAGGCTGCGGAGGGATTAGCGAATGGGTGAGCGACTGATGATCAACACTGACCCGAAAGTGGCCTGGGCGATGGCGATGGATAGCGGCGTCCGTTCGCAGATGGGGCCGATCCTCGAGGATCTGATGAACGGCGGTGGCGTGCAGTACACGACCAAGGGCGGTGCCGGGGCCGGCCACTGCTCGGAGTACGCGCCCATCTACGCCTGCATTCGCCGGATGGAAAGCGAGGCCCCCGATCTGGCCGCTGTCGGCCATGTGCTGTGCGATCCGATGATCGAGAGCGCCAATGCCTGGATGGATGATGCCGTGGCAGCTGTCGAGGCCAAGGTGATCGCGAGCATCCCGAACTGGAGCGATGGGCGAGCCTGGAAGCCCGCGAAAAAACAGCGCGTGCACTGGCTGATCCATGTTGCCCTGATGGAGCGGCAGCACAACCTGTCCGGGGCGCAGCCCGAGTGGGCGCCGGAGCGCATCGGCGAGGTGATGGCGGACTGGTACGGGGCGCCGATTACGACCAGAGATTGGGCGCGAGACTGGCGACCTGTATGGGCTGTTATCCAGGCCGCAATGGCGACCCTGGAAGGTGATGCCATGGAGCCGGTAAGCGAAGTGATTGGTGAAATGGCTCGGGTGGTTCGTGATGCCGCATGATACGGCATGATGCCGGTTGACACTTCTTGCGCCCGCTAGGTAAGCTTATCCTTAAGCTGTCGTAGCTATGCCCTGACAGCTCCCAACATCAAGCGCCCTGGCCATCCGGTCGGGGCGTTTTTCTTTGTGCCCTATCCCGCGCCCGGCAGTCGTCAAGGAATCCTTGATGACTCGCTGGGCGTTTTCGTGTCGGAGCGTCTATGCCCTGGATCGACTCAGTAGGCGCTCGCCCTCGCTCGGAGCCCGCTATGCATCAGACGCTGAAAAAACGCCTGATCGGCGAGGTGATCGACCGTGAGGGAGGCTATGTCGATCATCCAGCGGATCGTGGCGGCCCGACACGCTACGGCATCACCGAGGCTGTTGCGCGGGACTACGGCTACACCGGCGACATGCGCAGCCTGCCGCTTGTGCTGGCCCATGACATCTACGCCGACCGCTACTGGCACTCGCTCAGCCTCGACAAGATCGCCATGATCCACGAGGACCTGGCCACGTACCTGTTCGACTACGGGGTCAACTCTGGCCCGGGGGCACCCGGTGAAGCCCTGCAGCGCCTACTCAACGTCCTGAACCGAGTCGAGCGTGACTACGATGACATCGCAGTAGATGGTGCGGTCGGCCCGGCCACCATCGGCGCCCTGGAGGACTACCACGACACCCGTGGCCGCCCCGGGCTGGATGTGCTGGCCGAGGCCGTCAACGCACTACGCATCGAGTTCATGGTGTCTATTGCCGAGGCCCGAGAGAGCCAGGAGGCCTTCACCTACGGCTGGCTGAGCCGAGTGATCGAGTTGTCGCCCTGCGGCAGGGGGGCGACGTGACTATGGACCAAGTGCCGAGCAGCCGGTCACAGCTCGACCGTATCGAATCCGGCGTCAAAGAACTCAACGAGCGGATGGCTCGCATCGAGGAGCGTCAGCACAGCCAGGGCGCCAAGATCGAGGCCCACGAATCCCACCTCTCTGACCATTCGCAGCGACTGCGCGATGTCGAGCTTCGCCATGCCGTAGCCGAGGCGACTGGATCGCACAAACACCGCCAGCTCTCTGGCCGATGGGCCGCACTTGGCTCCGTTGCGCTCATTCTGCTGGGCGCCCTTGGCGGCTTCCTTTCCCGACTCATTGCCCCATAGGAGGCAGTCATGACCGATCAAGCAAGCACCGATCAAGCACAGCCTGTTGCAGGCTCCATGACGTTAAAAAAACCGAATCGCTTCGCGCAGGGCGCTCGAAACAACGCCGACGGGCTGGGCGTAGGCCTGCCGGTCGTCCTGTCTTGGGCGCTCTCTACATTCGCCGGGGTGGAGATCCCCATCGAGGTGGCAAGTGCCGCTGCAGCGATCCTTGGCTCGATTGGTGCCAAGGTCAAGCAGGCCTTGTAGCGAAGAATCTGGAGCCGCATCGGTATAGCTAAATAGGCAATGAGCCGCGAACTCTCTGTGCGGCTCTCTTTGCTTGGCACCAGGTATTGTTGAGCCTCAGGCGTAATGAAAGGCGAATAGGCATCCGTCGCGATTGGGCCAGCTCCCTCGCAGCTCGTACTTTTTCAATGTACCGAAAGCAGAAACGGGCATAGAAGCCGGTGAGCAAGAGAGCAGCACATAGTATTCCGGTTGCTGCAAACTTGCTTTCATTGTCTCCAGGATCACCGGCTACCCAAGACAACACAGGTCTCAGCCATATCCAGCTGAGTGCCATCATTAGGTAGATGATGAATAGCAGGAATTCGTTACTGTCGAGTCTCCATTGAGGCCTTCTGAATCGGATCTCTCCTGTTGTTTCTCCGGCTTCGACTTCGTGATGTGCGATAGCCAATTGATCAAGAGAATTCGGCTCGTGGTGGTTGCGAAGAATTGACCACGCCAAATGGCCGTCTATGACCCTCCCGGAATAAAGGTATAAGAGCCTGCGTAGTTGGTTTTGAAGGTTTGGCTCTAAAGTCTCGTGAGATCGGTAAGCTTCTCCGAAGTCGATGATCCTCAGCATGATGTTGGCTTTATTCGCAATGCGGTTCAGCTTATGTGTCCGTATGTGCGTGAAAACGCCGACGCTGGAAGCGACGACTCCTGATCCTATGCCTGCCAGGGCACTGATGATGTCCGTATCCATATGAACCTCCCTAAATGGCTGGGTGGGTGGTTCCCATACCAATTCGCAACAAAGCAAGGAACCGAATATGCCGACTTCCAAGGGGGCTGTCGAGTTGACCCCTCGGCAGTCTCGGTTCGTTGATGAGTACTTGAAGGACTTGAATGCCGCCCAGGCGTATCAGCGCGCTGGGTACAAAGCGAAGGGCAATGCGGCCGAGACCAATGCTGCCCGATTGCTCAGGAATGCTCAGGTCCAGCAGGCGATCCAGGAGCGCAAAGCTCAGCGCTCAGAGCGCACCAAGGTCGACGCCGACTATGTGCTCCATCGCCTGGTCGAGATCGATCAGATGGACGTGGCCGACATCCTGGCCGATGACGGCAGCATCCTGCCTGTCAGAGAGTGGCCCCAGTCATGGCGCCGCACGCTATCAGGTCTGGACGTGGCCGAGCTCTGGGATGGACAGGGTGATGAGCGCGAGCAGATCGGCCTGCTGAAGAAGATCAAGTGGCCAGACAAGGTGAAGAACCTGGAGCTGCTCGGCAAGCACGTCGATGTGCAGGCATGGCGAGAGCGGCATGATCACTCCAGCGAAGACGGCAGCATGACGCCGAAGCCAACGACCATCCAGCTAGTAGCGCCCGATGACAACAGCGACGCTTGAGCTACCGCCGAAGCTGATACCGGTATTCACGGATAAGCCAGACGAAAGCATCCGCTACCGAGGCGCATACGGCGGACGGGGTAGCGCCAAGACGCGCACCTTTGCCTTGATGTCGGCTGTGCGGGCCTATGTGCTCGCTGAGGCAGGCCAGTCTGGCGTCGTGCTATGCGGTCGCGAGTACATGAACAGCCTGGAAGACTCCTCGATGGAGGAGGTCAAGCAGGCGATTCGCTCAGTGCCCTGGCTGGATGCCTACTTCGACATCGGCGAGAAGTACATCCGCACCAAGAATCGCCTTGTCTGGTACACCTTCGCCGGCCTGCGACACAACCTGGACAGCATCAAGTCTAAGGCCCGCATCCTGCTGGCCTGGGTCGATGAGGCGGAAAACGTCACCGAGATCGCTTGGCAGAAGCTGCTGCCGACGGTTCGCGAGGAAGGCTCAGAGGTCTGGGTAACTTGGAACCCCGAGCTCGACGGCAGTCCGACCGACACCCGCTTCCGCAAGAACATGCCGGCCGGCGCCAAGATCGTCGAGCTGAACTACACGGACAATCCGTGGTTCCCCGAGGTGCTCGACCAGGAGCGGCTCAACGACCGCGAGACACTCGACGACCAGACCTACGCCTGGATATGGGACGGCGCCTATCGCGAGAACAGCGAGGCGCAGATCCTCGCTGGTAAGTATCGCGTGGCTGAGTTCGATCCCGGCAAGGACTGGGACGGCCCTTACTACGGCATCGACTGGGGGTTCTCCCAAGATCCGACGGCCGGCATCAAATGCTGGGTATACGACCGCCGACTCTGGATCGAGTACGAGGCCGGCAAGGTCGGGCTCGAGAACGACGACATCGCCAAGTTCATGATTGCCCGCATCCCGGGTATCGAGCGACACAAGGTTCGCGCTGATTCGGCCAGGCCGGAGACGATCAACCACGTGAAGCAGGACGGGAAAGGGCAGCGTGAGAGCTTGCCTCGCATCGAAGGCGTGGATAAGTGGCAGGGCAGTGTCGAGGATGGCATCGCCCACCTACGCAGCTATGCCGAGATCGTTATCCACCCGCGCTGTGCCGAGACGCTCAAGGAAGCCCGGCTGTACAGCTACAAGGTGGACCGGCTCACCGGTGATGTGCTGACCGACATCGTGGACAAGCACAACCACTACATCGACGCCTGCCGCTACGCCCTCGCGCCAATGATCAAGAAACGGACCACCGGCTTGGCGCTCTCACGCCACCGCCGATAGGAGACACCATGGGCATGATCGCCAACGTGCAGAACTGGCGCCGCTCGCTGTTCGGCGGGAAGATGCCGACGATGAGCAACGACGCCAAGCGGGCGACTGCCTGGCAGGACTACGGGTTTCCTGAACAGCTGGACTTCGAGAACCATTATTCGATGTTCCGGCGCAACGGCATCGCCCGTGCCGGCGTCATGCGGCATGTCGAGAAGACCTGGGAGACCGACCCCTGGATCGTGGAAGGCGTGCAGGGCGATGACCCGCACAAGGAGACGCAGCGAGAGCGAGAGGTGTCCGTTCTGCTGCAGCGTATCGGCTTCTGGAATCGCGTGCATGCGGCCGACTGGCGCAACCGGGTAGGCCGTTACGCGGGGCTCTATCTGGTGTTCGATGATGGCCTGAGCCCTGATCAGCCGGTCAGAGGCAAGGTGCAGCTGCTCAAGATGCAGCCGTTGTTCGAGGGGCAGCTCGAGCCACTGGAGTTCGATACCGACGAGACCTCGCCGAACTACGGCAACCCGGTGAGCTACCAGTTCAAGCCCTGGGTGACAGGCGAAGAGCGCGAGGCCCGTCAGGCGCGAACGATCCACCATGACCGCATCCATATCATCGCCGAGGGTGCAGACGACGACACGATCTACGGCATCCCGGCCAACGAGGCCGGATTCAATGACCTGATCACCATCGAGAAGCTGATCGGCGCCGGAGGCGAGGGTTTCTGGAAAACGGCCCGGGGCGCGTTCAGCCTGCACGCCACCGGCGACAATGGCATCGATGTCGAAGGGCTGGCCCAGATGTTCGGTGTTGCTGTTGATGAGGTCGGCGACAAGCTCAACGAGGTCGCCGCCGATCTCTCTGCCGGCATGGACAAGCTGCTGATGCTTGGCAACATGGAGGCCAAGGCCCTGGCCTACCAGCTACCGCAGCCCGAGCAGTTCTTTGCCGTCACCATGCAGTCCTACGCAGCCAGCGTGTCATGCCCTGTGCCCGAATTGATCGGCCAGCAGATTGCGCAACGCTCCAGCGACGAGAACTCGCGCGCATTCGCCAAGACGATCATGACCCGCCGCCGGCGAATGATTGGCCCGAATATCGAGCAGTTGATCGCCAAGCTGATGCGGTTCGGGGCGCTGCCGGCGTTCGACTTCTATGTCGCCTGGGACGACCTGACCGACGCGACATTCGAGGAGAAGCTGGGCAACGCGAAATCGATGTCTGAGGCCAACAAGTCCTCAGTGGGCACCGGTGAGCCGCCCCCGTTCCGGGCCAACGAAATTCGGGATGCCGCCGGCTACGACGCCGATACCGACCTGGACGATGACGACGACGAGCCGGAGGGTGGCAATGCCGGGGCAACCGATAGTTCCGCGTTCGACGAATAGCCCGGCCCAGACCACCCGGCAGCTCAAGGCGGCCAGGCGCTCCATCCGGGAGTCGTTGCGCGTTGTTCGTGACGGTGTCATTGAGCGCATCCAGCACGACATGCGGATGATGCTCGGTAACCGGTCCGATCGATACCGCTACCTGCTGGACCAGGGACAGATCGACGCCATCAACGACTACATCGCTGGCCTGATTGCCCAGGAGGTGATGCGCGGCAATCAGGGTGATCCGATCATCGTCCAGCAGTCGGTCACCGCCTACGAGGCGGCGACGGCGGCGGCGGTGACCAATATCGTCACTCAGTCCGCTCAGGCGTTTCGCAACGTCGAGCAGACGCTGATGTCGGAGCCATATCGCCGGCGGATCGGCTACCTGCGCTCTCGCCTGTTCGAGGAAATGCGGGGCTTCACCGACCAGACTCGGACGGACCTGGCGCGGGTGCTGTCCGAGGGCATGGCGCGTGGCGAATCACCGACCGAGATTGCTGGCAGGATCCGCGACCGTATCGGTGTGGCAATATCGCGTGCCGAGCGGATCGCCCGCACTGAGATCAACACCGCGCACCGCCGGGCCATTTGGGACCAGGATGATCAGGCCAATGCTGACGGCATCAACACCCGGTTGCTGCACTCGTCGGCGCTGATCCCGGGGCGTACCCGTGAGACGCATGCGAGGCGCCATGGCCGGGTGTACACTCGACAGGAAGTCGAAGATTGGTACAGCCGCGACGGGAACGGGATCAACTGCCTGTGCACGCAGACCAGCGTGCTCGTGGACACCAACGGCAGGCCGCTGAGCAGCCGTCTCCCGAAGAAGATGCAGAAGCGCGGCCAGTCGTTCAGAGCCGAGGCCTATGGAGACGCCTGACCACCCGGATTACGTCATCTGCTATGTGCAGGGCCTGTTCGAGTTCCGCCGCATCGAAGAGTGGCGGACCATGCAGGACATCGACGGGAGCCTGCGCAAGCGACCGATCCCGGAGCTTCACCCGGGCGAGGTGCTCGGTGTAGAGCCGCACAAGTCCACATACCACATCGTCAAGTTTGAAGCATGATCCGCGCAGATTGATTATGATGTTCGGCGTTCCAGCTCTTCATCATCAATATGTCCTAGGACGTACTCTACAACTGCGTCAGCGTTTTCTCCTGCTACTCCTTGTTCTTTCACGGCCTGCTTAATTGCATCGAGAGAGAGCCCCGATTCCTGCATGAATAGTATCCACTGGCCTTCGGTGGCCTTTTTCAAGTGAGCATAAGATTTAGCCATTTGACCCCCCTTTTGTCAGACAACCCAACACTACCACTGGCCCTGCTATACAGCAGGGCTTTTTCGTATCTGGAGGGCGCATGACCGTCAAGCACGCTCACATTACGACGCGCGTCAATGCGTCGCAGATCAAGCGCGAGACCATCAATGGAGAGGATCACTATCGCATCCCGTCAGCAACCCTGCCAGACAACGTCGTCATGAATGACGGCCTCTATCCCGCGCAAGAGATCGAATCCAGCTATCGCAGCCTGGAAGGCACACCGGCGCCGCTCGGGCACCCGAAGGTCGGCAACAGCTTCGTGCCGGCCAGCTCGCCGCACGCCATCAATAAGCACTGGGTCGGCGCCTGGAACGAGAACGTGCGTCGGCAGGGCGGTCGGGTGCTGCTCGACAAGGTGGTGAACATCCGGGTCGCCAATCAGACCGAGGGTGGTCGGCAACTGATTCAGGCCATCGAAAAGCAGGAGCCGATTCACACCAGCACTGGCCTCACGCTTCAGCAGCGCACTGGCAACGGTGAGAGCAACGGCAAGCCTTATACCTGGATCGCCACCCAGATGAACTTCGATCACGACGCCATCCTCCTGGGCGAGCCGGGCGCGGCCACTCCCGAGGAAGGGGTGGGCATGTTCGTCAATGCCGCTGGCGACGAGGCCGAAGTGCTGACCGCCAACATCGAGCTCACCGATGACGAGGAAATGGCCATCACCGAAATGGCCGAGCACATCATCGGCATCCATGACCGCGCCGAGCGTCGGGAACAGAACAAAGGCCGCATCGACAAGCTTGTGGCGGCCATCAAGAGCGCTTTCGGGGGCGCGCAGGAAGCCTCCGCCGTTAACCACGCAGATGCCCCGGAGGGCGAAGAGATGTCACTGACGAAAGAAGACGTTATCAGCGCAGTCAACGAAGCCCTGAAGACTCGAGACGAGCAGATCACGTCTCTGGTCAACGAGCAGAAGGCCCAGGGCGAGACGATCAAGGAGCTCAAGGCCAATGCCGACGAGCAGAAGAAGGCTGCCAATGCCGAGATCGACGAGAAGCTCAAGGCGGCTGGCTTCGAAGACGCCGACCTGGAAGGCATGAGCGTCAACGCCAAGAAGAAGGTGCTGGCCAAGCAGCAGCCCGCCGGAGGCTTCCACCTCAATACCGCCTTCGGCAACGGTCAGCAGGCCGAAGATACCAACACTCTGCCGGAGTAAGCCGACATGACCAACTTCACCAAGTACGGCAAGAACGTGATCTTCTGCGCGCCCGCGCAGATGCTCGATCAGCCGCTTCGCAAGGAGTCGCCGGTCGCGGCTGCGCACCTGCCCGGCACGGTGGTGCATCTGGATGCTAACGGTAAGTTCGCTGCCGGCCCTGGCGATGTCAGCTATGTGCTGGACAAGGACCACCTGGGCCAAGGCTTCGTCGATACCGCCTATGAGATCGATGACCGTGCCACGGCGTTCTATGGCCAGTCCGGGCTGGTCCTCAACGTTCTGGCGGACGGCAGCCAGACCATCGCTGAGGACGCCCCGCTGTGGGCGCAGGCAGGCGGCACGCTGACGGCCACCGATCCCGCCGACGGCTCGGCCCCATATGGCCATGCCGCCGAGTCCATCACCACGGGCACCGGCGCCGAGCTGGTCGCCGTCAAGTTCATCTAAGGAGCGCTCTATGTGGATTTTCGACAAACCGAGCGTGGCGGCGAACCGGAACCTGCGAGGTCAGTTTGAATACCTCCAGGCTCACCGTGCCCTCCACGCCAATCAGGAACAGTCGTTCGCCGGCGTTCCGCTGCCGGGCCTGACGGGCAATGCCTCGTCTCCGGTGCCGTATCCGGTCTATGCCGAGATGGACCAGCAGACCAAGGCCATCATGCGCGATCCCAACGTGGACACGCTGCTGAATGACCTGATGCCGCTGGCTCGCTCGCTGAACATCGGCAAGATGTTCCACCAGTACCGCCAGGCCGGCGACGGCGGTGCGGTGACCACCAGCATGTCCGGTCTTGAGCCGATCCCCAATGATCAGACCCAGTACAAGTACGACGGGGCGATCATCCCGGTGCACCAGTCCGGCTATTACCGCGAATGGCGCGAGCTGGCCGGACAGCGCTCCGAGGGCTGGGACGATCTGCTCGACGACCAGGCGGCCTCTACTCGCACCGTGCGCGAGAAGATGTCGGCCTACATTCTCGATGGCCAGGAAGGCCTGGAATTCAAGGGCATCCAGTCCTATGGCATCCGCACCGGTGCCAATTCGGCCAAGGCCACGATCAGCATCGATCTGACCTCCAACGCTACGGCCCCGGACGACGTGCGTAACGAGTTCATCCGTCTGCGCGACATCATCCGCCGTGACAACCGGGTGTCTCTGGACCTCAACGTCTACGTGTCGCCGGAGATCGCCGCGACCCTTGATCGCTACTACGTGATCGAGACCAACCTGGTCGGCAATCGCACGCTTCGCCAGGAGCTGGAGAGCCTGGAGGGCATCGGCGCCATCAAGGAGCTGTCTGGCCTTTCCGGCAACGAGCTGATCATGGGGGCGATGTCTCAGGAATACATCGTGCCCCTGGTCGGCCAGGCTGTCTCCAACCTGGCACTGCCGCGCCAAACCCCATTCGCTCGCCACCAGTTCCTGGTGTGGTCCGCCCTGGGCCTCGAGGTGCGTGTGGACTACAACGGTCGCACCGGCTGGCTGTACGCCTCCGGCGCTTAACCCATCGGCCCCTTCGGGGGCCGCATTTCGTAGGAGCGCATCATGAAACTGCGTGTAACGAAGCCGAACCTGTATCGCAACAGCCGTCGCTGCCATATCGGCGAGCAATTCAGCGTGGAAGGCGACACCATCCCGACCATCTACAAGGGTAAGGTCGAGGTCGTGCCCGAGCCGGTCATGGAAGTGGCCACGCCCGACGCCAAGGCCAACGACACCGGTAATCAAGGCGACACCGGTGCCGAGGCCGACGAGCAACGCAAGGCCTGGCTCATCGACCGGCTCGAAGAACTGACTGGCAAGCGCCCGGGCTCGAACAGCAAGCTCGAGACTCTGGAGGCCAAGTTCGAAGAGGCCAAGCTGGCCGCTGAGAAGGAGTAACCATGGCCGCCACAATCACCGTCGAAGACGTGCAGAACTACGGCATCACCGGCGCCGCCGCCATGCTGTCTGACTACATCGCGGTGGTCGATGGCGCTGATGATTGCCTGGATGCCCGGGGCGTGCCGGAGTCCACGCAGCGGATCCTCAAGATCAATGCGGTGGGCCACCTGGCCACGCTGGCCGCCGGCGGCCAGATCAAGAGCCAGTCGGCGCCATCCGGTGCGTCCCGGTCCTTCGCCACTCCCCAGGGGCAGGGCATCGACTCCACGAATTGGGGCTCGGCACTGCGCTCGCTGGATCGGTATGGGTGCGTGACTCGGCTGCTGGAAGCTGACAAGCCCAAGCCGTTCCTGGCGAGCATTGGCCCAGGCAAGCGGAGGGCGTGCTGATGTCAGCCACGGCACGATGGAGCTATACCAACAGCGCCACGATCTGGCGCCAGGGGCCGCGTGACCCTGTAACGCGTGAACCGACGTGGGGAGCGCCCATCGTCATCGACTGTACATTTGAGAGCGATGGCAAGCTGCAAACCACGGACAACGGCGAGCAGTTCACGCCGAACCACACCGTGTATCACGAGGACGCGCGCGAGATCGGCAGTGGTGACCGCATCTTGGTCGGTAAGGTGTCCGATGCTGCAACGCCGCCGGATAGCTCGGAGGTCATCCAGCGTACCGGCATGTACGACATGAGCTTCTTTGGCGAAGAGCCGGACTTCGTGATCTATACCGGGCAGACGACCCAAGCGAGTTTCTGATGCCAGTCCGCGGAGGCCGCAAGGTGCGGCGCAACATCAAGCGCCATATCGGCAAGATCGCCGGCAGCCATACCGAGCGGGTGGTGACCGAGATTCTGATCATCGGCGAGGGCTACGCCGTCAATCTGACGCCAGTCGATACGGCGAACCTGATCAACAGCCGGTACCGGCGCATCACGAACGAACAGACCGGCACCAAGGGCCTGATCGGCTATACCGCCGAGTATGCGGCCGCTGTCCATGATGGTGGCGAGCGGAATTGGCAGAAGGCGGAGGCCGAGGACCAGTTCCTGCGTCTCGGCTTTGAGCGGGACGGAATCGGCGACATCCGCGCCCACATTCGACGGAGCTACCGCAACTGATGCTGAATCTCCTCAACACCGTCAAGGGCCACCTCGACCAGGGTGGCCTTTTTGATGGCTGGTCGGTCGTGTTCTACCGCTGGTACGACGACGACACGGCTGCCGATGCGCCGCCGACGGTGCTCATTCGGCCTGATGGTGGCGGCACGCCCGACCAGTACGGGCAGCGTCCTGACGTGGTGATCGCCGCCATGGGCGCCGTCAACGACCCTGTGACGCCGGGCGACCTGATGCAGGCGGTCAAGCTGTACCTGCTCGAGCACCACGCCGCACCGCAAATCATCAACTTCGAAATTCTGGGCGACGTCGCCGGGCCGATGATGTCGGCAAACGGGCGTCCTGTGTATCAACTCAACGTCCGTTGCTGGACTGAAAACCTCTAAGGAGCCGTCACCATGGCTATGGACCCCGTGAAGAAATACCTGGGCCGCGAGGCGCTTGTCGAGCTGGCCTTCACTGACCCCAATGCCGCCACCGAACCCGGTGAGTGGCTGACCATTGGCGCCATGCGCGGCAAGGAGTGGGGCGCCGAATGGCAGACCACCGACGCCACGACCGACGACAGCCCCGAGCTGACTCAGGAGAGCCTGCCCACCTACAAGGCCTCCGAGATCAGCTTTGACGGCCTGGCCACCAAAGACACCACCAAGAACGTCGACGCGGTCGAAGACTTCGTGAATGACCCGGTGGGCAACAACAGTGAGACCGGCTACCCCCACGTCTATCTGCGCATCACCGTGCCGCGCCCAAATGGTGACCTGCGCACCTACACCGGTACCGCGTTGCTGACGTCGTTCCGCAACACGGCGCCTCACGACGACGTGGCCACCTGGTCGCTGTCCGGCAACTCGTTTGCTTACACCATCGCCACCGAGACAGCAGCCTGATGGCCAACACCTACGCGGGGGAGATGGGGATCGACTGGCAGGGGCGCGAGTATCTGTTCCGCCCCTCGCTGGCCGCCATCGCGTCGCTGGGCCCGCCGACCGAGCTGGTCCAGTTGCTCAAGCGCTGCCAGTCGGCAGGCCCTGATGGATTCCTGGCGTCTCTGTCGGTCTTGTCGGCCTGCTACCAGGGCGACGCCGAAGACCTGGACCGGCTGACCGGCTACATCCGTGAGCACCGGGGCCGACTCCGGTTCGTGATGGGCGCCATGCAGCCCAGTGAGGTGCACATCATTGGCGCCAGGCTGGCTGTGGCCGGCATGGTCGGCGAGCCCAAGCGCGGCAAGGGGGATGGCAAGGAGGCCGTCGAGTTCGATCCAGCCGAGTACGTTGGCGTCGCACAGGCGCACCTGGGCATGTCATCTATCGAGGCCTGGCAAATGACCATGATCGAGCTGCAGAGAGCGATCGATGCCAAATTCCCGCCGAGCGAGGAAGAGAAGCGCAAGGAAGAGATGCCGACTGAGGAACAGGCTGAGGCTGTGGTCGCGCATGTGCAGGCGTTGAGGCAGAAACGAAGGTAAGGCTAGGGATGAGCGGGTGGCGTCCTTGCCGCCCTATGGGTAGTGGGCTTTCGTGAGATGTTATAGCCCTTTGCAGCGTTGGCACTTCGGCTTCCCACCAGTGCCTTGCCGCAAGTTTTCCTTCTCAATGTTATTGCCGTCTACGCACTTGTCATTATCGTGATAGACATTTCGATCCACCCCATGGAATGGTTTTACCTTAGCCATATCAACTCTCCTGCGTAATCATGTTGTTGTTTGTGGGGGGCATGACCGCCCTCAAGCTCAGGCTAGACCACTTCCCCGCGCCCTTAACTGACCTTCCATCCATGCTGGATGGGTGGGGGTCATCATCTAATGTAGTGGGTGCTGGTTCCAACTGGCCTTCAGTTCTTCCACCATAGTTCCTGTCATGATCACACTATGATGGGAAGACCATGCACCAGAACCCGCTATACGAACGTATCCTCGGCCTTTCCACTCCATGGTTCGTCAGCCATGTGGACCTTGATGAGGACAGCGGTCTGGTCGAAGTGCAGGTCGAATGCGAGGCTTCTGCCAGCCTATGCTGTCCCCGGTGTGGCCAACCTTCCCCGCGATACGACAAACGACGCCGTCAGTGGCGACATCTCGACACCTGTCAGTTCCAGACCCAAGTGGTGGCGAATGTGCCA